GTCTTGCGAAAAAAGATTTTCATAATCGGTAAAATTGTAGTGTGATACAAGAAGATCAGAGGTTAAGTGATCAGCTTCTTGTTCCAAATCAGATATTTGTTGTGTTAATGCGGTTATTTGCTGAGAATGTTTTTCTTCTTCATCGGAAAGATTGTCTTGTACTTCTTTATAATGATTGTTTAAAGAGGTTTCTTTAGCGGCAAGTTCTTTTTCCAATGATTCGTGTTTGATTTCGAACTCTTCTTCTAATGATTCATGTTTGATTGCAAATTCTCTTTCTAATGCTTTTTGTTTATTGTTAAATTCTTCTTCTAAGTTATTGGTTTTAGCAACTATGTCATCATATGTACCATACGCGGCTTGCGCTTTTTTATTTTCTTTTGATTGGAAAATAATTAATGCTACATCAACAATAAGCATTACTAATCCAACTGGAGGAGCTGTTGCAAGCGCCACAAAGGCAAAGAAGAAAAATAACACAATAAACCAAGTTTGTAGATACCATTTCCTTTTCATAGGTAAAAACTCTCCTTATATATATTTTTTGCCGAAGCGAATTAATCAACAGAAATTATTCGCATAACAGCAAAAGGTTCAAAATAAATTACGTAGTTATCGATGGCGGTACACACACCGTATTTAGATCTGTAGCACTGGATAGCCTCTTTCAAATATTCTTCTGTGGCATCCAGATATTCAGCCATTTCATACAAATTTTTACATCCAGATTCATAAGCACTGATCAGGCCGGTCAATCCGATCTTGAGGTTATAACCGTACAATCTGGCACGATATTCCTGTTTGCGATTCATGATTTCAGTCTGTTCCAGGATATCGCCGTAAGATGTGTAGTGATGACCAAGTTCCTCGGCTAATATACAGGATTTCTCCGCCTGTGTTGTTAAACTCTTACTGATAGCGATAGTGCCATTGCAATATAATCCTTTTATTTGCTTACTCTTGAAAGGATAATCAATAACATCTATACCGTCTTTGCAGGCTGCATCTTGTAATTCTTCATATGTATCCATTAAAGCACCTCCCACTCTGGCATATAAAAAAAATTGACAAATAAATTCTTCTGACTTATAATATACTTAACAAGGGAGCCGGAAGGTGAGTGCACTTCACCCGACCCGGCGTTAATTCTTAGCTAAAAAATAGCCGTCAACTCGCCAAAGTCAGGACGGCTATTTTTTATGTGCGTATGTAAGTATAGCTACGATTAAATTAGCAACAGTCAAAATAATCATAAATGTCTCGTAATCGCTCATAAACTTCACCTCCTCCGTAAGGTGTCCGGATTTGGCAAAGAGCACGTCCCCCAGTTCCCTGGGTAAGTATATTATATTGTCAATGTACATTCTGGCAGATCTGCCAATTTATTTCCTTTTATTCAACTCACAGTGTCTTTGCACCGATATCTATTTCCTTTTATTTTTCACAAATTCTGCGAATTGACGGATTTCATCCAGTTCATCTTCTGTATATTCGTCACCGTCGAAATGAGCTGCAAGAGTTGTAGTACTTTTGGTGGATTCAGACTCATCCCATCCCATTAGATAAGAAGGAGAAACATTAAGTGCATGTGCAATTTCTTCAAGCTTATCGACAGGCATATTTTTTATATATCCAGTTTCATATCTTTGAAGTGTGGATTTACTAATGCCTACTTTCTCAGAAAGTGTTTGGTAGGACATATTAAGTTCTTCACGCCTTGCCCTCATTCGATTCATTATCTCTTGCATTTTATTGCTTATTTCTTTTTCACTCATATATTCACCCCCGTATAAGAGTATTATAAACTATTTTTTCATATTTGCAACATAAAGTTTCAAAATTACAAAAAAATGTTGCATATTTGGGTTGACATGGAAAAAGGATAGGTGTAATATACAGATATCCCAAATATGCAACGAAAGGAGTGAGAGAATGTCTTTTGATAAATTAAAAGGGAAAATGACGGAAAAACATTTATCACAAAGAAGTATGGCTGATTTACTTGGGATTACAGTGCAATGTCTTAATGCAAAAATTAATGGAAGAAGTCAATTTACACTTGAAGAGGTTATAAAAATAACAGAAGTTCTTTCGTTGGAAGATCCAGTGGATATTTTTTTTAATCAAAACATCCCAAAAATGCAACGATGAATCGAATGTCAGAGGGAGGTGAGTTGAAGTGGATGAAATGATTTCCGAAATCGACAAAGCTATAGAAAGAAAGTATTTGGAAATCAAGGAGAGTGGGAAGATATACAGCGGAATTAAAATGTTTTGCGAAGTAGTAGCATGGGAAAAACCACTGTTGGCAAGTTATGTTAGACAAAAAATGATGGAAATGGCAGAAGAAAATGGGGACCTGCCTTAAACAGATCAGAAGGAGTGTGAGTTGAAATGACATTTTCAGAAAAACTCAAACAGGCAATGAGAGATTTAAACTTGAATCAGTCTCAGGTAGTCGGTTTGACAGGAAAAAGTAAGGGATCTGTAAGCCAGTATTTATCTGGCAAGCAGATTCCACCAGAAGAAACTCAGAGTGGTATTGCAATATCTCTGGGGTTGGATCCCGGGTATTTTGCTGATACGGAGAAGAAAGAGCCGGTAACTATAAAAGTTATTCCACCGAAGAAGGTTGTGAAAAAGCTGGATGTTGGAGCAGCTGCAAGACTGATGGGGATGAATCACAAGACCGTAAGAATGGGGCTGCAGCAGAGAGTATTCCCCTGGGGCTATGCAATACATACTTCCGAAGACAGATGGACATATTTTATCAACGCCAAACGTTTTGCAGAGATCGAAGGCATATCATTGGAGGGACTGGCATGACAGAAGTAATGGATTCCATTCTGATCGGGAGTCTGGGTACATATCTTCCAATCTGGACCCTTGATAATATAGCACAGCGTATCGCTCTGGCAATGGGTCTGTCGATGCTGATCTATTTCGGGAAGCTCTGGTTGCTGGAGAGAGCAGAAAAACGGAAATAAAAAAGGATCCTCAGAGCGGCAACTCAAGAGGACCCAAAAGACAAATATTACTCCTTTATTGTAGGAGAGAAAGGCAGAAAATGCAAGTAAAAACATGAAGACAATTTGTTTTACAGTCCCCGGCAAGCCCCAGGGAAAAGCCAGGGCGCGGACTTTCTACAATCCCAAGACAAAGGGGATGAGCAGTATAACGCCGGAGAAAACGGTCCTGTATGAGAATTTTATCTCGACCTGTTACCTGCAGGCAGCAGGAGAGGACCGCTTTTCAGATGACGCGTATATCCGGATCAGGATCCAGGCATTTTATGAAGTGACAAAGAGCAGTTCCAAGGTAAAGAGGACAGCAATGCTGAACGGGGAACTGCTGCCGGCGAAGAAACCGGATATTGACAACATTGCAAAGGCGGTCCTGGATGCACTCAACAGTGTTGCATACCGGGATGATACCCAGATAGTGGAATTACAGATAAGAAAGCAGTACAGCGAGAAACCAAGATTAGAGATCTGCATGGAAGAACTGGAGGTATAACCAGATATGGCAAGGCGAAGACAGGAAGGGAATTTCTTTTTTCGCCTGGATGTAGATTTTTTCTCGGATAGAAAGATAAAGATCCTGAAGGCTCGGTATGGAGCTGATGGGATCACCCTGTACATATATCTTCTGTGTGAGATATATAAGGCAGGCTATTATTTAAAGATTGATGAAGACTTTGAGTTCATCGTATCAGATGATCTGAACATGGACAGCAACAAGGTGAAGCAGGTCTTGAACTTCTTATTGGAACGGTCACTGTTTGACAACACACTTTTTCAGTCGGACAAGGTCTTGACCTCTGCCGGGATACAGCGGAGATATCAGGCGATGGTAAAAGCCAGAGCGTTAAAAACTCCGATCACAGTGGAAAGGTTTTGGCTCCTTCCGGAAGAAGAAACGGAAACCTTTATTAAAGTGCACCCTTCTTTAAATAATTCCGAGAATAAATCCAATAATTCCAGGAAAAATGATGATAATTCCAGGAAAAATAACACAAAAGGAAAAGAAAGAAAAGGGGAGTATATAGATACGGCTCCGCCGGGAACATACTTTGAGGATCCTTCTTTGAACGAAGTCTTCTTGTTGTTCCTGAAGGTGAGACAGGATAATGGTGATCATCTGACTGAGGAGCAGGTACAACTGTTGAAGGAAGATTTGAGTTCCATGTCCGATAATCCAGAGGAGCTGATTGCCATCGTAAAGAAATCTACGATGAGCGGCTGGAAGACCTTCTATCCACTGAAGAAAGGACGTGGCAAGAAGACAGAAGCAAAGAGCAGCAAGAACCGGTTCAATAACTTTCAGCAGAGAGAGTATGACTTTGAGGTCTACGAGAAAAAATTATTGAGCAAGGCTGAAGAGGGATAGGGAAAATAAATTCCGAATGCGAGAGGAGAAAAAAAGAAATGTATGACAAATTTGGAGAAATGAGCAGTTACACAGAAATCAATGAACTTGCAGAGAATCTGGCCAATGAGGGCGATATCGAGAGCCTGCGTGAAATGGCAAAGGAGAACGGGATTCCGGAGGATTTCGTGGATTTGTATCTGGAAGGTGACATTCCGAATCTCTGTGATGCGCTGACTGCTGCCGTTGGAAAGCTGGAGGTTGAGGCAGCAGATCTGAAATTAACAGGACTTATGCAGGACTGGGTGGAATACATCAAAGGACTTTGCATGGAAAATGAGATGATTGTGCACCAGGTCCGGAAGAAAGGGAAAAGCCTGAAAGGATGTATGGCGGTGCTCCTGAAATATTCATTTGAGAACAGAACGGCTGTGCCTAAAGAAATTGTCAAAGAAGCCAAGATTAATGCGAGCAGAGTGGATTTTGGCATCCCAGGTATGGCAGAAGCCAAGAAGATGATCAAAGACTACTATCTTGGAGGCGCCAAATGAAAAAGAAAGCAATTGAGAGAATTCCATACATCGGACTGAAGAAAAACATCAGACCGAAAACAGTAAAGTATATCGGCATAACGGCGATCAGGATCGTAGGACATGAAAAGCATCTTTTCCTAGAGATGTACCGCAATGCAAAGAACCAGGAAGAACCGATTGTACGGGTTGTCCTGAACGAGAAAGAATTTGGAACATATATTCCAGAGAATGGGGAATGGAACAGACGGAAGATCATGCCGGATGAATATTATGATGCATACTTTATCTGGAACACTCCGGGAGAATGTGGATACACACAGAAAGAACTGGAGAAGCAGAATATTCTTCAGAACCCGGAAGATCTGGAAAGGATCAAAAAATTCTGCAAGGGCGTGGAGGTCTGGGGTGACCATAAATGGTGGAAGTACATATACCGTTATGAGCAGAATATATCGATCACTGCCAGACGCAAAACAGAAGAAAGAAGATACGAACGTCGCCAGAATGCCCTCAATGACCGGATCAGCCACACAAAAGAACTGCCGGAGAAGAAAATCCTGGAAACGGCAGACAGTCTTTATTTTCATCATGCCCATTACCTGTACTACAAGAAACGGGGATGCTTTGCACAGATAGCCTGCAGTAAATGTGGTGGAGTAATGACTGCCAGATGGAAAGAGGGAATTTCTTTTGAGAGTCAGTTACAGTGCGGCATAGAAGAACCAAGAGAAGGAAAAGCTGGAACCTGCCCGTTATGCGGAGCACATGGCGAATACAAATGCCAGGGCAAGGTGAAAGGATATCATAGCAAGAGCATTCATCTGTTCCTTGGGCAGAAGTACAAAGATCGAGGAATGGTTCTGCGTTATATAAAAGTGACGAAAAAATGGTGTTTAGGGATGATCGGAGGCGAGAACGGCCCGGAAATGTTCAATTCCAGCGAAGAACTGGATGGAGTGGAGATTGCCAGGGCATATTTTGAGCCAGGTAAGAAGCTCCAGATCGATTATCACAAGCATAACTGGTATGACGGGAAAGACTTCTGGGATGACTGCAATCTGTACGGAAATGCCAATATTACGATCGGGGAAGCCCCGATCCTGAAAGAAACTTATCAGGAGATGGAAGGAACAATCTTTCAATACAGTGCACTGAAAGAATATACGGCAGCAGTAAGGGAAGCTGTTAATCCGATCAGCTATTTTGAACGGTATCAGCAGACACCACAGATAGAAGTTCTGGTAAAGCTGGGCCTGATCGGAGTGGTAAAAGAACTGATCAGATATCGATATGGTATTGTGACAGACCAGGATGCAAGGCGGCCGGATAAATTCCTGGGAATCCGGAAAGAAAGTGTAAAACAGCTGATTGCTGCCGAAGGCAATCCTGGAATTTTGAATACGATGCAGATGGAAAAACGCATGCAGCAGGTCTGGACAGGAGAGCAGATCGAGCACCTGACAGAAACAGGATTGGGAAGGGGACAGATTGAAACGGCAATAAGATATATGAGCCTGCAGAAATTGCTGAACCGGATAGAGAAATATTCCGGATGCGAGTACGGGACAAAATGCAGTGGTGCTGAACAGAAGATCAGGAGTACTGCGACAACCTACGCAGACTATCTGAATATGAGGCAGTCTCTGGGATATGATCTGAACAATACAATCTATCAGCATCCGAGAAATCTGGAAGAAGCCCATGATGAAATGGTTAGGGAAAGCCACAAGGAAGAAATTGATAAGCGTCTGAATGAAGTAGCTATAAGATTTCCAGACATACAGTCCAGATACCGAGAACTCCGGAAGAAATATTTTTACGAAGATGATGAGTACCTTATCCGTCCGGCAAGATCAGCAGAGGAGATTGTCATGGAGGGAAGGACGCTTCATCACTGCGTAGGAGGAGATACTTATCTGGGAAGACATGACAGAGGAGAAAGTTATATTTTGATGCTGCGGGACAAGAAACAACCGGAGAGACCTTATATCACAGTAGAAATTGACAGCCGGAAGTCATCCATCAGGCAGTGGTATGGAGCACATGATCGAAAACCAGACCAGAAAAATATGCAGAGATGGCTGGATCAATATCTGCGGCAGCTAGAGGAACAGCCGACAGCAATGAGAACCAGAACAGCCTGAAACTGAAAGGAGAGCAATATGGAATACACACAGTTGACTCTGGATGATTATATCCAGTGCAAGAACGATATTAAAAATAATCTCGGAACGATCGTAAAGAGCTTTGTCCGGATCGGCTGGCTTCTGACCAGAATTGATAAATCCGGAGCCTATAAAAATGACGGCTATAGTACGATTTATGAGTTCGCCCAGGCTGAATATGGGATGAATAAAAGTGGAACGAGCCGCTTCAAGAAGATTTATGAAAAATACTCAGTTCCGGGTGACACGCCAGAACTCAGGGATGAATATAAAGACTTCAACCAGTCTCAGCTGACAGAAATGCTCCAGATCCCGGAAGGAGACTATGCAATGCTTCACCCGGAGGGAAATAAAGAAGATTTCCGTGAGTTAAAGCGTTTCAACAAGGAGAATGATTCCAATCCGGAAAATCTCTGGAGCTGGAAAGAAGCAAAGACTCCGGAAGAAAAGCTGAAAGCTGCTATTCAGAAATTCTTCCGGGAAAATAAAGAGATCCTGAATGATCTTTATGGAAAGAACCTCAGTGTGAAGAATCTCGCGGAAGAAATCTGTCCGTCTGGCAGCAGGAGCTACCGCAAAGGAACCGTATTTCTGATGTTCTACAGCCTGGATCAAGGGATTATGGTCAAGATTTTCGGCGAAGCTCCGACCAAGATGACTTATCAGGAATTTGCTGATCACACAAAGCAGATTTTTGATACTGCGGCAGCAGGGGGCAGAACTTGGGATAGTTATTTTGGCGAACGTAATGCTGAACCCGGCAAAACGTTGGGGGAAGCTGACCATAGCGGCGAAGATACCGCAATGGTTCCGGGACAGAATATGGAAATTTCGGAACAGGATGACCAGATCCCAGGACAGGATAATATCCAGAATCATCCGGAATATATGCCAGAACCAAAAGTTGCGCCGGCGCAACGGACAGAAGAACAGAAATACAATGACCGACAGGCACGACTGGACCGCGAAAGCAAAAAGAAACTCCAGGAGCAGGAAGACGAAGAAAAAATGCAGCATCTTCCTTCCGATGAACCCAGGAAGACAAAACAGCTCAGAATGGCATCTTCCTACTACGATGACATTTTGAACGGGAACATGAGCTTCTGGTTCTGCAAAGATGATCATTTCCATATCGGTGACAGCCTGGATCTGATGGAGTTTAAAGAAGGCAGACATACCGGCCGGACGATCCAGACGGAGATCACCTACATCCTGAATGATTACACCGGGCTGGAAGATGGATATTGTATCCTTTCAATCAAAGTAACGGGTGCTATCTAAAATCACATAAACAAACGAGGGAGGTGCCTGTTACACCTCCCGGAAAGAGAAAGAAGGAGGAAGAAATATGTTAATCAGAAGCCAGAATAAACAAATGTTAGTGAATCTTGAAAAAATATCCGGGATTGAAGTAGCGGGACAGGGAAGTGAGATGTGCATTGTAGCACGTGATCCCAAAACTGCATACTTGCTGGGCGCATATGGTGATCTTCAAGGAAATATTCAAGTACTGGATATGATTCAGGAAGCCTATACAGAAGCTGAGTTTGCAAAAGCTACTATAGTGGAGACTGTGAAAGCGTTTAAAGAAACACCAAGAACAGAACTAGATGAGAAACTTATAGAAGCTATAAGAAAAACATTTGCGGAAAATATGCGTTTCCAGATGCCGCAGGATGACAAAGTGAAAAGATGAATCAATCAATTCTTATAGTGGACACACCGGATTGCTGTGAGAACTGCCTATGTCTAGGAGGATTCATACGTGCTTATGCCATGTGCAGAGCCAAAGCCAGACTTATTAATGATCCTTACAAAAACCAGGATGGTGTCCACTTATACCGTATAGAGAGGAGAAAGAAAATGGCGTGTGCGAAGAAATGCGACAGATGTGGAAAGTTATATGAGGAATATAATACAGAGAAAGATAGTAAAAACACTAATGGAATTCGGACATTAAACATTGATTATCAGAGAAAATGCTATTCTCATAAGGCAGTGGACTTATGTCCCGAATGCATGGCAAGCTTTTGGATATGGATGGAAAATGTGGGAAAAGGAGAACGAGATGAACAAAGAAATAGTTAAACTGGCAGAATATGTATGTGATCATATCTGCCCGATGCCGGAAAAAATGTTTGATCCGGAGAAACTGGAAGCATACTGCAATGATAAGTGTAATCTGAAATTACATTTATCCAGAGTGTTGAGTGAAAATGAAAGCGCAAGTACAGAGATCCACCGGCTTACGCAAAAGTATAGAAATGTAGTTCTGTGTGCAGAATGCGTACATGCATGCAAACTGCCATCTGGAAATATCAGCTGTGGGAATATTAGAGGAATTGACAGCACGAAATTAGGCTCATATGACGGATGCAGTCATGGAAAGAGATGTACAACACAGACATCTGAAAAGTAAGGGTGCAACTAAAATCTACATATATCACACAATATCAGGGAAGGCGCACGCTGCGCCTTCCGGAAAGGAGCACCAGAAATGTTTAAGGAGATGATAGGAAGATGACGTATAAAAATCATGAGGGTTACCCGGACCCGACTTCCGGACGGGCTATAAATGGAGTACGATGGGAAGAATTGCAGCAGTTGAGAGAAAAAGAACATAATCTGAAACGCGGGCAGCAGATTATGTTGTATGTAAAATGTCAATCAGAAGAGGCGAGCAGTAGGAGACGTGCGAAGAATTCAGAAAAGGTCAGGAAACCATACTGGATAGTAGAATTGCACAGATATTGTGTGCTTTTGGAGGATGAGAAGGGGTGTCGAACAGCACCTTCATACATACAGTTGCACTCATTGATGAGAGGTGGGGACTGATGGAAATTAAGGTCACAAGAGACCTGCTGGACCATTACCGAAAACTGAAACAGGAAATGCCAGTGCTGGAGATGGAACTTCAGATGATGAAGAACACAGAAGCAGGTCTCGGGAATGATACGATATTTGATTATAAAACTGGTTATCCCAGACCACAGAGCATTGTCGGGTTTGATCAGGAGAAGTATGACCGCCGGAAAAAGACTTTGGAACGCAAGAAGGAGAAAGTCAGGGCTGTAGATCAGTGGATTGACGACATCAAGGATGGACAGACTAGATGCGTCTTCCGAATGTTCTACAAACAGGGGATGACCTGGAAGACAATTGCGAAACAGATCGGTATGCCACATAATGAAGATTATCCGAGAGTGTGCATCCGCGATGCTTATTTAAAGAAAATGAAAATTACATGACGATTTTTCGGATTTTTCGGTAATTTCGTTGTATGATAAGAATGTAGCCAAAGGCATAAAAGCTTGTGGCTTCAATTGGGTAGAACACCCACATACATTTCAATACAATCCTTCCCATAAGGCATCTCGGCAGCAGTCGAGGTACCTTTAATGTATTTGAAAAAACTCCTTCTTGCTATGTATAAAACACTTGACATATGGTACACCATATGATATATTATATATAGAGGAGGTGAGAAACAGATGAGTAATAGAAACCGGAAACATCCGGAAAAGAAAAAGTCCGATATCGACTGGAAGGGTTGGGTACTCGGAGCGATAACGGACTTGACTATCGGAATCATCTTACTGATTCTCGATAAGCTATTAAATTAGCGGAGAGGGGCGAAAGCCCTTCTCTTAAACAAAATATAACACAAGAACTCATCTGTGTAAAGTATGCTGTGGAAACTGGGAATATTCTTTATAGCGATCGGCTTGGCGAAACTGGCATATTATCTCATACAGAAACGGAGGGATAACAATGCCGACAGGTAATCCGAAGCCACAGACTGTAGCATCCAAGAAATATCAGGACAAAGCTGGATGGATTTCAAAGAGCTACAAACTGAAGAAAGAAGTTGTTGAGCTGTATGCTGAAGCCTGTGAGAAAGCAGGTGTCAGCCAGGCAGGACAGTTGATGAAGATGATGAAAGAATTTGCAGACAGAACCAACAAGGAGCACTCGGAGTAAATCCGGGTGCTTTTTTCGAATCTTTTGTAGGTGTTCGAACTGGACATTAAAAATAACGGAAAGGACTGATTTGATATGGCACAGGAATTTGCCAGAAAGTTTTATGATAGTACAGCATGGAGGAAATGCCGGGGTGCATATATCCAGCACAGAATGGCTGTGGATGGTGGTATGTGTGAGACGTGCCATGAGAGACCAGGGTATATTGTACATCACAAGAAAATGCTGACAGCATCAAATATTAATGACCCAGACGTTACACTGTCTTACAGTAATCTGAAATACGATTGCCTGATCTGTCACAACAAAGAAGAAGAACACAGAAAGGATGGGAAGAAAAAACTTCCAGATGATCTGTGCGAATATGTATTTACGCCAGATGGGGATGTGTCCCCCCTGAAATAATTTGCAGAATTGCGCGGGCGCAACCGCCTGCCTAGGTTAAAAAAACATACAGGTCATCATGAAGGGGGTGTGGTACCGAATGATAGACTACGGTGATTTTGAGGAAGAAGCAGCCAAGAGAGAGGCTGAATATGACAGTATTTCGGAATATTTGGAGAGAAAAAAAGACATTAAGAAAGAAGAAAACAGACTTAAGAGATTGTTTTCCAAGATTGATGGAAATAAGAAAAAGCTGGTAAATGCAACAATTGAAGATGTTGCATTTATGACAGTTACAATGCGAGATCTTCGTGAAGAAATCCTCCGAAAAGGAACTGAAGTCACATATAAGAATGGTGAAAATCAGTATGGAACCAAACAGAGTCCTGCCGCACAGTTGTATCTTCAGATGAGCCAGAAGCAGACCCAGGCCATGAAGATTCTGACAGACTGTCTTCCGAAAACAGAAAAGCCATTAAAAGCAGATGATGGCTTTGAGGACTTTCTGAGGGGAAGAGATGGATGAACACTGCCAGAAAAGTAGTCAGAAAAATTATTTATTCTGACGATTATAATCCGATCCGGGAATACTGGGAGGCTATAAAGTACAAGCCACTTTTTGCAGAGATTGAAAAAATAGAAGATGAGATTGCAGAAGCAGAGAGGAAAGAAAATGTCAGCTCTGCTTTTTTGGTACGCAGAAAAGAGGAACTGGAAGAGAAAATCAAAATCCGGCAGGGACTGGAAGTAAATGGAGCTGTCAATTCCAGCTGGAAAGTGTACCGAATGTACCGGGAGATTATCCGCTTTCTGGACGATCCGCAAAGTGAATGGGAATACTGTCCGGCCAGAGCCAACCATGCGATAGAATTTGTTGAAAATTACTGCAAACACAGCAAAGGGAAGCTGGGAGGGAAACCTTTTATCCTGGAATTGTGGCAGAAAGCACTTGTAGCGGCTACATTTGGAATCATCCATAAGATTTCCAGACTGCGAAAATACCGGGAAGTTATGCTGATGGTGGCACGTAAGAATGGAAAGTCCACATTGTCAGCGGCTATTGGATTGTATATGCAGCTGGCAGATGAAGAACCAGGGGCGGAGGTTTATGCAGTAGCTACCAAAAAAGATCAGGCGAAGATCATATGGCTAGAAGCAAAACGCATGATTAAAAAAAGTCCGGTCCTCTTGCGGCGGACGAAGCCTCTGGTAGCTGAAATCAATGCAGAGTTTAATGATTCTTTTTTTAAACCGCTCGGCAGGGATTCTGATTCTCTGGATGGTTTGAATGTACATTGTGCTACGATGGATGAAATACATGCCTGGACAGATGACAATCTGTATGATGTTGTAGTTGATGGAACTACAGCCAGAGAGGAACCCTTGATCTTTATCACCACTACGGCCGGAACAGTAAGAGAACACGTTTTTGACCGTAAATATGATGAGGCACAGAATCTGATCAATGGATTTGATGATCCGGAGGGTTATAAAGATGAGCATTTTCTTCCGGTTATATACGAACTGGACTCCAGAAAAGAATGGACAAAAGAAGAAACATGGGTCAAAGCTAATCCGGGACTTGGAACTATTAAGAGAATTGATCAGTTACGGGCAAAGGTGCAGAAGGCGATTCTAAACTCCTCGTTAGTGAAGAACCTTTTATGTAAAGATTTTAATATTCCGGAAACAACATCAGAGGCATGGCTGACATTTGAAGAGGCAAATAATCCGAATGTTTTTGATATTTTGGCTTTGAAGCCACGGTATGGCATTGGTGGAACCGACCTGTCTTCAACTACAGACCTTACAGCGGCAAAAGTAATCTTTCAGGTGCCGGATGATCCGAATATCTATGCACTTTCTATGTATTGGATTCCAGAAGAACTGGTGGAAAAAAGGGTTGCGGAAGATAAAATTCCGTATGATATCTGGATAGAAAAAGGATATGTCAGAACATGTCCGGGAAACAGCAATCATCCCAAATATGTTACAGAATGGTTCAAAGAAGTACAGGAAAAGTACGATATCTGTATATCGTGGGTGGGATATGATGCCTGGTCCGCAAAATACTGGGTAGAAGAGATGAAAATGGAGTTTGGAGAGATGTCCATGGTTTCAGTTATTCAGGGAAAGAAAACTCTTTCAAGCCCTATGAAGAATATGAAAGCAAAGCTTCAGAGCAAACTGATTAATTATAATAACAACCCGGTGGATAGATGGTGTCTGTGCAATACTGCGGTTGATGTGGATAAAAATGATAATATACAGCCAATAAAGACCAGTAACCAGAGAAGGAGAATCGATGGTACAGCAGCTTTACTGGATGCATATGTTGTTTACGAAGAAAAATTAAACGATTATGTCAGCCTGATATAGGGAGGTACAATGAAAAAATTCTGGAAAAGAGAACCAACAAATGAAAAAACAGACAATCCTTCCGCTGGACAGACGCTGAAAATGATCACTCTTCGCGGAGAATCTTTTTTTTCCTGGGACGGAAAGTTATATGAGAGTGACATAGTAAGGGCGTGTATCCGTCCAAAGGTAAAAGCTGTAGGCAAACTGGTCGGAAAGCATATTCGGGATGATCCGAAAACAGGAGGGATTAAAGTAAATCCGGATGCAAATATACGCTTTATTTTGTCGGAACCTAATCCATATATGACTGGTCAGCAGATGCAGGAAAAAGTGGCGAATCAGCTGTGCCTGAATAATAACGCTTTTATTCTGGTTGTGAGAGATGAGAATGGAAAGCCTTTACAGCTATACCCAATCCCCTGTGTCAGCGTTGAAGCAAAATATAATGCTGACGGAGAATTGTTCCTCAAATTTTTATACACAAGTGGAAAAACGGGAATTTTTCGGTATTCAGACGTGATTCATTTGAGGCAGGATTATAACGAAAATGATATATTCGGAACATCCCCGGCACCGGCTTTATCTGAACTTATGACTCTGATTGGGACAATAGATCAGGGGATTATAAAAGCAATCAAGAACAGTAGCGTAATCCGGTGGCTGATATCGTTTAAGCAGTCTATGCGAGATGAAGATATTAAAAGGTATGTACAGAATTTTGTAGATAATTATTTGAGCGTGGAGAGTACCACATTTGGGGCAGCAGGTGTAGATGCGAAAGCAGATGTACAGAGGATTGAACCAAAAGACTATGTTCCAAATGCCATGCAGTCTGAAAAGATTATCGATCGTATTTATTCTTTTCTTGGGACAAACAAGAAGATTGTCCAGTCAGATTATAATGAAGATGAATGGACAGCATACTATGAAGCAGAGATTGAACCGGTGGTCGTACAGCTCTATCAGACATATACAGTGGCACTTTTTTCAAGACGGGAAAGAGGGTGCGGAAATCGTATTGTTTTTGAAGCAAATAATCTTCAGTGCGCCAGCCTTACTACAAAACTGGCATTTCAGGCAATGGTTGATCGTGGTGCAATGACTCCGAATGAATGGAGAGAAACCATGAATCTGGCACCAATTGAAGGCGGAGACCAGCCGATCAGGAGGCTGGATACACAAGTTGTTAATTTGCTGGAAAATATGCTTGGAAAAGTAAATTCTGAGAATTACATGCAGATGACAGCGGTTATGTTGGAAATGCTGAAAACAGGAGGAAAAGTGGAAAATGAAATACAGAGTTGATATCCGGGGCCCCATGATACCAAATGATTACAAATTTTATTATGATTTTTTTGGAGAAGATTCTACCTGCCCGAGAGATGTGCAAAAGGTGATTGATGCACTGGTAGATGGAGATGAAGTAGAAGTATATATCAATTCACCGGGAGGCGTGATAGATGTCGGATCAGAGATTTATACACTTCTCAGAAATCAGAAAAATATTACTATCTACATTACAGGAGAAGCCTGCAGCGCAGCTTCGATCGTGGCTATGGCAGGATACTGCGTTATGGCTCCGACAGCATTAATGATGGTTCACTGCGTGTCTTCTGGAGCCAGAGGGAACCATAGTGACATGGAACACGCAGCAGAAGTACTCAGGACGGCCGATCGGGCTTTGTGTACAGCATATATGGCAAAAACCGGGATGACGGAAGAAGAAGCACTGGATATGATGGAGCACGAAACCTGGCTGACTGCAGCACAGGCAAGAGAAAGAGGCATGGTAGATGAAATAATGTTCGAGGAAGAAGAGGAAACTGTACCGGTTGTGGCAGGACCTCTTTTTTGTTTACCGGAAAAAGAAAAAATGGAACAGGTAAAAAGAATGATCCGGGCAAAGGATGATAAAAAAACAGAATTGGCTCGGGTAAAATTAAATCTTTTAAGATTGAGAGGGAAAAGATGAACAAGAAGCAGTATGAAAAAATGAGAAATGAACTGTTTATGACAGCTCAGAATCTTATTAATGAAGGAAAAGTAGACGAAGCAAATGCAAAGATGGAAGAAATTAAAGAACTGGACGAGAAATGGGATGCCATCGCACAGGCTCAGGCAAATCTGAGAGCAATGAACAATGCACCAGATCCGGTAAATGTTTTTGGAAATACTGGAGAAACAGCAGATTTCGCTGGCAGGAGAAAAGAACCTGAGAATATATATGATTCCGTAGAATATAGGACTGCGTTCATGAATTATGTAATTTCCGGAAAAGAAATTCCGGAAAAATTCAACCAGTCAGCAGTAACTAAAACTTCTGATGTAGGTGCAGTTATTTCCCCGACTGTGATTAATCGGATTATTGAAAAAATGGAAACAATTGGCGTGATCCTGCCGTTAGTTACGAAAACTGCCTTTGCAGCAGGAGCGACAATCCCGACATCTTCAGTAAAGCCGGTAGCCACATGGGTTGCAGAAGGTGGAACATCCGATAAACAGAAAAAGACTCTGGGAAATATCGATATTAAGGGATTTAAACTGAGATGTGCGATCGCAATGACACTGGAAACGGTGACAATGAGTCTTCAGTTCTTTGAAACATTGTTTGTGAACAGCGTATCAGAGGCAATGGTAAAAGCACAGGAGGTGGCTTTTATTAATGGTACAGGAAATGGGCAGCCAAAAGGTGTGCTGAAAGAAACAGTAGCTACAGGGCAGAATGTGGATATTGCAAAAACAAAAGATGTGGAATATAAAACACTGACAGAAATGGAAGCAGCTCTGCCGCTGGCGTATGAAAATGGCGCAGTGTGGAATATGACCAAGACAACATTTATGAAATTTATCGGAATGACGGATTCTAACGGCCAGCCGATCGCCAGAATTAATTACGGTGTAGATGGAAAACCTGAGAGAACATTGTTAGGAAGAAAAGTGGTATGTAATGATTATATGCCTTCTCTGGGAGCAGCAATCGAATCGGATACGGTAGTGGCGTTCTTATTTGACTGGAGCGATTACATGTTCAACACCAATTATGCAATGAGAATCAAAAATTATGAGGATGATGACACCGAAGATCAGATTACAAAAGCGGTTATGATCTGCGACGGAAAAACAATAGATTCAAATTCGCTGGTTACCCTGACAAAGAAAGCAGCATAACGAGAGGAGAACGTGAATGGATGAGCTGGTTGAATGGTTGAAAAAAATGCTTAGAATCAAATCCGATACCGCAGATGAGGAACTGGAAGACCTGGTAAGAGCCTGTCAGAATGAACTGAAAATTGCCGGAGTACAGGGGAAACTAACAGATCCCCTGTACAAACAGGCTGTAAAGCTCTATGTAAAGGCAAATTATGGTTACGATGATGATAACGAGAAGTTTTTGAATGCATTTCAGGGTCTCAGGGATTCTATGGCACTCAGCGGAGACTATAAGGAGACATAGAAGTGGAATACGAAGGTGAACTGATATATGAAGTGGAACTGAAGGATCGGGACGGCTTTCCCACAAAGAAAACCTGTAACTTTCCGGCAATTTTGACAGAAAAATCAATAAAACGTGCTGAGAGCTACGAAGCCCTTCGCTCCGGAATAACCCTTACAGCAGTTTTTGAGACCAGACAGGAAGACTGGGAAACAACCAGACATTTGAATAATGGACGTCCTGCATATGCGGAGAAAGTGATTATAGATGGAGCAGAATATGAAATTGTAAGAACATATAAAACCGGAAAATCTATGATTGAGATTGTCTGCAGTTAGGAGAAGATATGCCGTTAAAAATGACAGGATTTAATTTGTTTGAGGAAGAACTGAAAAAATATGAGAATCCGGATGAAATCGCTGCAAAAGCAGTAGACGCGGCAGCTCCTGTGCTGGCCGGGACGGTGAAAGACTTAATAAAAGCAACGACTTCTGCGGATTCCACCGGAGAACTGGCAGAGTCCATAAAGCCGACAGAAGCCAGAATGAATGGATATGGGTGTTTTGCGGCGGTACGTCCGGTCGGAACAGACAGCAAAGGCGTGCGTAATGCTGAAAAGATGGGATACAAAGAATATGGCACCAGCAAACAGCCGGCAAAACCTGTCCTGAAAAAAGCAGTCAAGAAATCAGAGAAAGAATGCCTGGAGATTATGCAGAAAGCATTTGAGGAAGTAACGAAATGAGTGTAAATGCAAAGATAGAAGCGGCTTTGAATGAATGTTGCAGTAATATCTGGCCAGTAGTATGTCCAGATGTACACCCACCGGAAGAATATATTGTGTACAATCCTGAACTGGAGACTCCGGAAATCTACGGAGATGATGAGGATCTGGAATGGACACATTATATGCAGATACATTTTTTTACAAAGAAAAATTATATTTCAAAACGTAAAGAAATCAGAAGGCTTCTGAGGTCGGCGGGATTTACAATGACTGACATTAACACAGAATATGAAAAAAACACGAAATATTTCCATCTGATATTTTCGTGCTATATCGAAGAAAGCGAGGAATAAAAATGGCATATTTAGGATTAAGGAAAATTAAAATTGCAAAGCTGAATGGCAGCACATATGATAAACCGGTGTCTCTTGGTAAGGCAATCGGTTTGAATGTTAACCCGTCCTATGCAGAAGGGAGTGTCTATGGTGATGACGAACTTGCAGAGTATGACAAGGAATTTCGATACGCAGATGTTACCTTAGATACATCAACAATACCGATTGAAGCAGATGAGCAGATGTTCGGACATACCGTAAACAAGGAAAAAAATGAAATCGTATATGGATCAGAAGATGAAGCGGCATATGTTGGTGTAGCATGGCTTACTGCTGAAAAAGTAGATGGTGTTAAAAAATATTGTGCGAATTTCTTACCAAAGGTAAAATTTTCTGAACCGTCGGATGAGTTTGCAACAAAAGGTGAGAATATTGAATATAAGACACCTTCTATTAGCGGCAGAGCTATGGCAAATGAAAAAAAATGGAAGAGAGTAAAAAAATTCAATACAGAAGCTGAAGCACAGGCAGCAGCAGATGCATTTTTTTCCACTGAAGCCTAAGGAGAAATATGATGTTGAATGATGATTTAAACAGGATTTCTCTTTCGGGAGAATCTTATGCAATTAAATGCTCATTGCTTGTCCTGGAAAAAATCCAGGATAAGTATGGAGATGTAGGTGCGTTTGAGGATAAAATAATCGTTTTCGAACGATCAGACGAAGATGAGAAAAAGATAAAAGTACGTTATCCGGATCCCGAAGCAGTATGCGATGCGCTGTTTTGGTTTTGCCAGGAAGGCGAGACGATAGAAGCAGAAAAACGAGGGGGAAAGCCCAAGGAACTGACACGAGATGGACTGGCACGAAAAGTAGATACCACAATTTTTGATATTGCAACAGAACTTCACAGAGAATTTATGAACTGTTTTCGGACAAAAAAAGAGAATCCCACGAAGATAACAGCGAAGAAGGAACATCCACAGAAATAGATTTTTCATGGATACTCTTCGTGGGGATGAAACTTGGGTACAGAGAACAGGAGGTTGCTCATATGTATTATGGAAAATGGAATGAACTGTTTAAACAATTCGTATTTTACCATAATGCGACTATGAGAAAAGCTGTCTTTGAGAAAAAGAAGGTGGTATCACTGGATGATTTGTAAACCATTTCTGCGTGGATTAAGGAGAGTTTCATATGAGCAGTAAAAAAATTGGCGCCATCATTGCGCTTGATGGTGAACGGAGCTTTAAACAGTCAGTTACAAATTGTAATCGGACACTTGCACAATTGAAAGCAGAAATGGAACTTGTCAGGGCACAAAGTGAAGGACAGGAAGATGACCTGGAATCACTTGGAAACCGACATGAAGTTCTTACAAGGATTCTCGAAGCTCATAAGAAGAAAGAGGAAGAAGTTGAAAAAGGGCTTCAGCACTCAAGAGAATCTTATGCAAAAATGGGCGAAAAATTACAGGATCTCAGAGACGAACTGCAGCAGGCTACAAAAAAACTTCAGGAGATGGAAGAAGCAACAGATTCTTCAGAAGAAGAAACAGAACAGCAGAGAAAAACGGTTGCTGAACTGACAGCAGCACTTGAAAAGAGCGAGAAAAACTACAAAACAGCAGCTGACAGGGTTCAGACATGGGAAACAAATCTTGTAAAAGCGAAAACAGAAACAGCCAAAGCGAATAATGCATTAAATGAAAATGCCAGGGCTATGGAAAATGCTTCCGGTAGTGCGGAAGACTATGCAGACAGCCTGGACGAGATACAGGAAAATACCGATAATGTATCAGAAGGTGCACAGGGACTCACAAATGTTTTTTCGGAAGTGACCAGCAGAATAACTCCAACAACCGTTGGCTTAGCTGCCCTGGGTGCTGCTCTTGCCAAGACAGCGAAGGAAAGTGTGGAATTCGCATCGTCTGCCGAAAAATCGATGAAAAAGTTCCAGGCTGCTGCCGGCATCTCAACTGAGAGCATGGGAAAATATCAAGATGCAATCAAAGATCTTTACAGTGATGACTACGGCGAAAATATTGAAAGTGTAGCCGATGCGATGGCACAGATCAAACAGATTACTGGCGAGATCGACCCATCTAATCTGAAAGAACTTACAGAAAATGCAATTGCACTGGAAGATATATTTGATATGGATATGCAGGAGAGCGTTCGGGGAATCGACACTCTCATGAAGAAATTTGGTCTGACGTCAAAGCAGGCGTATGACTATATGGCAAAGGGTGCTCAGAATGGTCTTGATAAGACGCATGAACTTGGAGACAATATTGCCGAATATGGTCAGTTGTGGTCTCAGGCGGGATTTTCTGCGGAAGAAATGTTTACAATTCTTCAGAACGGCCTGGATGCGGGAGCATACAACCTTGATAAAGTGAATGACTTTGTAAAGGAGTTTACGATCTCTCTGGCAGATGGAAGAATCGGAGAAAATCTGGGGTCATTTTCAGAAGGTACTGCCGATCTGTTCCAGAAATGGCAAGAGGGAAAAGCAACCGCGAAAGATGTTTTTTATTCAGTTATCAGCGATCTGAAGAATGCGACCAATGAACAGGAGGCGCTCACAACAGCAAGCACTGTATGGTCGGCACTGGGCGAAGATAATGCAATGGCAGTGATTACTTCACTGGGTGATGTTAATGATGCTTACAAAGAAGTAAGTGGCACCATGAACGATATTAAAGATATTGGTTATGATACACTGGAAAGTAAATTAGAATCCCTTGGTCGAAAAGCTGAAACAGAGATTCTGAATCCGATCGGAGAAGCGGCGCTGCCTCTTCTGAAAAAGGGAATTGATGCAGCAGGAAGCGCAATTGATGTGATTGGGAAAAGAATCTCTCCTCAGAAAACAGTTCTGCAGGAATTTATTGAAGAGATTAAGGAATCCAATGAACAGGTGGGTGATATGCTGGAAAATTCCAGCATATCCATGAAGAATGCCCAGATCGATGCTCAAAAATTAGAAAGTTACAAAAATACACTCCTGGAACTGAACGGTGTTACAGAAAAAACGGAATATGAAAAATACCAGATAAAACGAATCGTGCAGGACCTTTCAGAATCAATTCCGCAGCTGGCAGATGCCTGGGACGAGGAATCTGGCTCTATCAAGCTGACTAACGAGCAGATAACTGCGCTGATCGGGAATCAGGAAGCATATATTATTCAGTCAGCAGCTATAGAAGCGAAAGAAGAGTCCATGAAAGCCCTTTTTGAAGCTGAAATGAATGTAGCAAAGGCTGAAAGCGCATATAATGAGGCTGCTCAAAAAAGCGACGAGGTTATTAAGAAAAATAATGAATCCATAGAATCCACAGGGATTGCTATTGATGGTTACGAGTACAAACTCAGCAGAGCTCTGGCAACGGAAGATGAAGCAAGAGACGCACTTGACGAAGCTACCAAAGCTCAAAAAAAGGCAAAGGAAGAGGTAGACAACACCACAGCGGCGGCAGATGCAGCGGCTCAGAAGATAGAAGAGTATGGGATAACGCTTGATACAACAACAGTATCTTCTGAGGAAATGGCATCCGCTCAGGAAGATGCATCCTCTTCAATTGATGAATCTGCAAATATAATATCAGATGCAACCGTCCGAATTGCAGAAAAATATGTAAGTATGCGCGATACAATGATTGGTTCAATACAGAATCAGATGGATATGTTTGCGGAATACAGCGCAGGGACAGAAATTTCCACGCAGCAATTACTGGACAATATGCAGTCGCAGATTAATGGAGTTACAAACTGGGCAGATAATATGGAAACACTGGCACGAAAAGGTATCAATGATGGACTTCTGGAACATCTGGCAGAACTTGGTCCCCAGGGCGCAAATTATGTGCAGGCATTTGTTGATATGACACCGGGACAGCTGGAAAAAGCCAATGAGCTGTGGGCAGAATCGCTTGATTTTAAAACAGGCACAGCAGAAGCAGTGGATTCGGCTATTGAGACTTACACAGAAGGCATATCCGGTGGTACAGATAAGATACAACAGGCCATGAAAGAACTGGGAACGAATTCCTGGGAAGGTTTCAAGCAGGGCATTACAGAAAAGGAAGGCGAGGCAGAGGCTGCTGGAACTGAATTGGGCGAGGCTCTGATAAAGGGAACAGCAGAAGGAACCGGCGTTCATTCCCCTTCATGGAAAACTGCACAGCAGGGACGATATGTAGCGGAAGGACTGAAAGAAGGCATTGAATCCGGAAGTCCAGAAGTCACGGCGGCAGCAAAAGATATGGCTTCCAAATTGATAGAAACTTCAAAGGAAGTTCTTGATAAAGATGGTTTCATTGCTATAGGAAAGAACATTACAACAGGATTACAAAGTGGAATCAATAAGGGAAGACCGTATACAATAGCTGCTATCAGAAAATTACTCCAGGAAATCCGGAATATGTCAGCGACCGGAACAGCTCAGGAAAAATATGCACCATATGGAAGAAATATTGCCATAGGATTAAGAAATGGGATTTCTGCAGCATCGCAGTATCCGGTAAATTCTCTCAGGGGTATTATGAATCAGATCCGTGACATTTCCAACAATGCACCAAATTTATATAACACAGGATGGAACTTGTCTATTGGCCTTGCAAATGGAATCACAGCGGGAAGTTCCAGCGTGATTAATGCTGTTGCAAATATGTGCCAGGCAGCAGTGAATGAAGCCAGAAGCAGACTGGATATTCACAGCCCGTCAAGAGTGTTTGCCGAGCTAGGAGCATACACAGCGGAGGGATTTGGCATAGGATACGAGACCAAAATTGCAGATGTAAATGGGATGATCAGAGAAAGCATGGATTATTCAGATATGCTCCGAAAACCGACCGCAGGAGGCAGAACAGGAACATATTCCGAAGATGCTGTAGACGCTTTGATGGAATATCTGCCATACCTGCAGATAATTGCTGAAAAGAAGTATATGGCTTATATCGATCAGAATCAGGCCGTAGATGCTTTGGGCGATAGGATATCCAACAATACTGCTTTAAGGACTTGGAGGATGAGATGAAAGTCAACGGGATTGATATAAACAGATTTTCAGCAAGACAGCTGAGATATGAAATAGAACATAGGGAAGTAACTTCAAAAAGCGAATGGCCGGCTGCACTTGAAACACCTGTTATGAAAAAAAGTCAGAAAGGTTTCAAAAGTATAACAGTTTCTGTTGCTGTGTATGGCAAAGGAAAAGAAGAAGTCATTCGAAACAGAAGTAATCTACTGGCAATCATGTATGATGAACTGGAAGTGGAAATTGATGGGTATACAAACCATTTCAAATGCGTGCTAGACAGAATAACAGTGAAAGAATCTATAAAGCGTAAATGCCATGAAGTGATATTGAAGTTTATCGGATATGAATTTGGCAATGAAATCTCAACTGCTATGAAAAATACAACAGATTCCATAGAGGTAGAGGGAAATGACAGTACACCATGTATTGTAGAAGTCACCGCCTCGGCAAATCTGGCATCTGTGGAACTTACCGGAATGGCATATAACCAAGTTTCCGGAGAAACAGAATCTATCATTATCAAAAACCTGAAAGCAGGGAAGAAAGTTGTTATTAATGGTGAGGACTGTACAGTGCTGCAGGAAGGTGTAAATAAGTTCGCAGACACAGAAATGTGGGAATTTCCGGTTCTGAAGCCTGGCAAGAATATGGTCAGCTGTTCAAGCGATAAATGTACAGTTACAATGAAATATAAGCCAAAGTATGTATAAGGAGGAAGAACATAATGAAACTTACAAACGAAGCAATTAAAAATATCCAGAGTGCGCTGACTGCTGCCGGAAACAAAGAGATGAATGATTTTGGGCTTGCATTTAAAATTGCAAAGAATAATCATAAACTGATACAGGCAGCAGAACCCATTGCGAAAGTAGAAAACGATATTCTGAGAAAATATGGTGAAAAAGACAAGGAAGGTGTTCTGATCACACAGAGTAATGGAAAAGTCAAAATTGTGGATACTGACAGATATAATCAGGATATTATGACACTCATGAAGGCAGAAAGTGATGTGGATCTGGAGTACTTTGGCGAGGAAGAAATTGCAAAAATGCATATGACACCAAATCAGATTACTTTGCTGATGCCGGTTATAAAGTAAAAGAAGAAAGGGATTTTGTATGCTGAAAATATTAGATAGAAACAAAGTCCCGGTGAAGGGTCTGAAAAAATATGATGATTTATGTATAGAGAGTGTTCTGGAACTGGATGACAGGACGCTCTCTTTTTCTGCTCCATACAGAAATATAAGAAATGCAGTTGTAAATGAAGGATACATTGAAACCAGAACAGATCGTTATGTTGTAAAAGAAATTGAAAAAAACACAGAGGGAACAGCAAAAGTAGTAGCTCAGCTGGACCTGGAATCGCTGGAGGGAAAAGTATTCCGGGAGTTCAGATCGGAGGAACAGACTATCAAATCTGCTTTGCAGCTTGCTTTTGCGGGTACTGGCTGGGCAATAGGAGTCTGTGAGGTTAATAAAAAAAGAACTCTTTCGATGTCAAATGTGTCAGCGTTAGATGTATTAAAGCAGGCACTTAAAACATACAGGGCAGAAATTAAGGTAAATTCAAAATTTCAGATAATCAGTATATATAATGCAATTGGATCGGATAAAGGAAGCTATTTTGCAAATCAGCTTAATTTGAAGAGTCTCACCGTACAGTCCACATCTTATGATTTTTATACAGAAATTGAACCGTATGGAAAGGACGGGCTGACGATTGAAGCAGTCAATTCAGGGAAAACATATCTGGAAAATCATCAATACAGTTCGAAAGTGAAGAGATGCATCTGGAAGGATGAAAGATATACGGTGCCGGAATCACTGAAAGAGGATGCAGAAGCAAAACTTGCAGATATGAGTAAGCCTTTGTTTCCTACTCAGCGGATGTGATAGATCTGGCAAAATGTTCAGAGAAATACAGAATTCTGGAATATGGTATAGGAGATATCATAACTTTAATTGATGATATCACGGATACCAGAGAGAAGCAGCGCATCGTGGGAATGAAAATATATCCGGATGCACCAGAGAAGAACAGCTGCACACTGGCGAATAAGGTTTTGACTTTTGATGAACTTGCACAGAAATATGAAGACACTGTAAATACAGTTGATAATATTACGAATGATAATGGACAGATTGATGGTGACGCAATTGATGGGATTTACAGTAGGCAGATTGTTGATCTGGAAAATGCAATTGTCAGTTCTGTACATATTAAAGATCTTGATGCAAAATATGTGCAGGTTTCCGGAAAATTGACTGCTGTTGAAGGAGAGTTTGGAAGCATTAAAGGAAATATTGCAGATTTTGAAGATGCTTATGCCAAAAGACTTAGTGCCGCAGAAGCTGATATTGTACAGCTGCGGACTACGGATCTGTCAGCGGTAAATGGCAGGATTGATGTCCTTGATTCCAATTATGCCAATATCAGAAATCTTCTTTCCGGAGCAGCAGGCATCGGCGATCTGCAGAACATCCACCTGACTTCGGACAATGCAGTGATAGATACAGCCCTGATCAGAACGGCAGTTATGCAGTCCGTTACCATTGGAGATCTTCTGGCTGGTACAATCAGCACCAACAAATTCCTGATAGCTTCCGACGACGGAGGTATCCGTATCCAGGGAGCAACACAGCAGTGGTCCGATACGGATGGCACAGTCCGGATGCAGGCCGGACGGGATGCGAATGGAGATTTCACGTTCTCCCTGTTCGACAAGACCGGAAAAGGCATCCTGATTGATGCCACAGGGGTAAAACCGGATGCGATCGCAGATGGCCTGATCGTCAACAAAATGATCGCAGACAACGCAGGGATCGCCGGTTCCAAGCTAGATATACCTTCTGTGATATCTGCGATCAATGACAGCTCGCAGAGTATCAAGAGCAGCCGGATATGGTTTGATGAGGAGAAACAGACATTAAACCAGTTATATGCACAGATAAACAAAAATATCACAACGATCCAGTTGGCGGCAGAGTCAGCTTCTAATACAGCGAATACAGCCAGCAATACAGCGAATACTGCATCGGATACCGCAAAAAAGGCATTAGAAACTTTATCTGGGATCTCCACTCTGGATGCAATCGGAGCATCCCTGGACAACGATGCGCATGTGGTGCACACCAATGCAGATGGTTCTGGAGGAGATTACAGGGAATGTCATACGACTTTTTTCATGTATCTTGGGGATGCGGATGTATCAGACCATATTGCAGAAATCAAAGCAGAAGCATCCGAAGGAGTAACCGGAACCTTTGACAAAAAGACACGCACCTATCAGGTAACAGCAATGGAGCCGGACAGCGGATACGTTGACATATCGGCTTTACACGGGGAATCTTCCTGGCTTAAAAAGCGTTTTTCGATTAGCAAGTCAAAGGATGGAAAAATCGGTCTCAGCTATGATCTCCGTGTCAGCAGCCCGGTACTTAGAAAGCAAGCGGATGAAACCTTACTTCCGGAGAGCGTGACGTTTTCCACGTTTCAGAACGATAATGGCCTGATCCGCAGCTATGCCGGGGTTTTCCAGATAGAGGAATCCCTGGACGATGGAAAAACATACGCGCTGAAATATGGTTCCACCTCTGCAGAAACCATGAAGATATACAAGCCTTCCGGAACGGAAGTAAAAATCATCCGGTGTACGGTATATGATGCTTCTGGCGTACAGAACCTGGATCAGCAGTCAGTAATCATCCTAGCCGATGCAGAAGGCCTGGCTGATGAAATTAAGAAAACCCAGGAAAAAGCAGATAAAGCCCGGGATGCGATTGTAACTACAAACCGGAAGGTATCAAAGATAGAAACTGGCGTGGAAGGGTTGCGGACAGAACTTTCAGAGACCACGACAGATCTCCACGGCCTGACCGACGGAACACTGTTATATAACTGTTATTATCATGATAACGGGGATGGGACTACGACCGTCACAGCCGTTGTATACCGTGCCGGTCAGGATGTCACGGCTGAATTTCCGGAAAAGAGCTTTAGCTGGATTCGTAAAACAGAAGCCGGGGAACAGGATCTGGGATACGGATATTCTATTACAGTTAAGAATAGTGATTATATGTTTGGTGGTGTTGTAGTCGGGCAGTTTACAACGGATGTAGATGAAAACCAACGGAAAGCATTGCTGTCGGTCCAGGAAGGTGTAGTGGAGATCGATGGAAAACCAGTAAGCCTTAGTGCGGAACAGAAGGATTATGTTGACGCGAATACGCTTTCCGAGGTAGTTACTATCCCAACGGGCAAAAAGTTCATTTTCACAGATGCTGCAACTAATCAGGGCGGGACCGTTGCCCTGGAGAATCTTGCAAGGCAGATCCTGCTGAACCTGACAACACAGACATTCGAACTGGATCAGGGAACCAAAACCCTGCCGGATGCACTGAACGAACTGAACCGGGATCTGCAGTATATTCCTATTGAGATCTTAGCATTTTCCAATAATATTGGTGTTGCAGAAAAAGGCAGCACGCTCAATGAGCTCACACTGAAATGGCAGCTGAACAAAGAACCGGAAACCATCTTGATGAATGGCCGGGTCAGGGCCGACCTGAAAACATTACGGTCATTAACATTAAAAGGCATGGCATTAACTGCTGATAAAACATTCATGCTGCAGGTTACAGATGAAAAAGGGAAAACGGCACAGAAAAATACATCTGTTGTATTCCAGAATGGGGTTTACTATGGCGTATCAGAGATCCCAGAAGAAGTAAACAATACTTTCATACTCTCACTTTCAAGATCACTGCAGGGGAGCCGTACAAAAACATTCAGCACAACCAGCACAGAAGACCAGTACATCTGGTATGCTTTTCCATCCAGATACGGAACTCCGGTGTTCAGCGTTGGTGGCTTTGATGGCGGTTTTACAAAAGCAGCATCCATCAGTTTCACCAATGCTAGTGGCTATACAGAGGAATATGCAGTCTATCGCTCAGATAACAGCAACCTGGACACAAAAACAATAAAAGTAACATAGGAGGCAGGACATGGCAAAATACAACGGATCTGTAGAATTAATCTCAGGTATCACCCCGGCAAACGGCCAGGACTTCCCGCTCGTGGCTGCACATGCTGTCCAGGTAGACGATAATGGAACCAGACTGGATGAAGCTCTGAAGAATGTGAGTACAGATATCCGAAAAGGAAAACACAGACAGGTGGGAAAAGCATGTCTGTGGTATCACAATCTCTACGATTGGGGCAATACGGATGATGAAGCGGCTGCAAATCTTGCTCAGAATGATATAGTAGTAGCTGGTGGAAATTTATATGCAAATGCTGGCACTAAAGAAGACAGAACGCGGCAATTAAATATTATTACAAAAGCAAAAACAGCAAATCCGAATCTTAAGTTGTTTTTTTATATAACAATAGCCTCATGGAGAAAAGACGGAGACTGGAGTCACATCCTTGGAAAAGGTGGTTACTGGGATGCCGAGGAAGCTGCGAAACATCCTGGAGCAGTCAGAATCCATACGAAATGGGAAATATTCCAGCTACTTGAGTATGCTGCACATGTTGGTGGCAGTAAAAACGGTAAAAAACAGTTTATTGAGACATATACATGGGTGGATGATAAGGGTATTACTCATACCGAAGATAAGTATATAGATCTATATGAGGGCGGTATATCGTTAGATGGATGTTTTTATGACGATGCTGGTATGGAAGCAGAAGAAGGTCGAGTTAATCAGGGATTTCCCTCTGTATTGAGAGAAAAATATATTCAGCTGGTTGACTTCACGCATTCGAAAGGACTGGCGGCATTTCCAAATCAGCTTTCAGAAGATTGGTATGCAGATACCGTTAGTACAGCCAATCCAAATGGACTTCCTTCTTCTATCGGGGCAGATGATTATATGCTATTGGAAAGCTGTCACTCACAGGTTGGATTTAATGGACGGCCATTATGGAGACACGTAAATGGCACAGAGGGCGTATGGAATTATTATCAGAACTGGTACGATAAGGTTGGAGCGAAAGTTGTAGTAAATGATTACTTATATGGCACGGGAACCGGTGAGAAACTTTCTGATGAAGAATTCTATGGATTAGCAACTTATTTGGTATGCGACACACTGTGCAGTGGTGCACACTATATTGATCTAAACGGACTGCTGACATGGGAACTTCCGGATTTTTTTGATAAAATCCTAATTCCGGAAACGGAAGAATATGATATTACAAGAAAAAATAAAGGTCATTATATCCTTCATGCCAATGGACACACATTAGAAGTGATAAGAGGAGATAATCTCACACAGGGGGAGACGGTAAGCGAAAAGACATTGAAAAAGATTTATATTTATTTTGATGGAGTCAGAATAAATAATGCTTTTAAGAAACTATCTCAGTATGCATATGAAACAGATCAGAGACTGGACAATCTTGAAAAAGACGTAAACATAATTCAGACATCTTATAAATCAACTGCAAATATTTATCACCGCATGATGATTGATGATTGGGGCAAGGAATTGATTTTGACAAATTTTGTTTCAACAACAAATTTTATAAAAAATCTTGAGGCCACAGCAAAAAAAGGGATTGCGACAGTTAATACAGTAGATTATGACACGAATAGTATTCGCCTTACTCGACTGAATAATACGCAGATAAACGCATATGTAGAAGTTGATATAACTAATAAAAAAGGACATACTTTAGAATTTGGTTTTACTGTAAAAGAAGTCACGAATGGCAATAATTGGGGTTTTAATGCATATTCTCCCGCTGTTATTAATTGGACAAATATTCGAACATCTCTTAATACAACACGAAAGTCTTCTTATTATGGAGATAATTTTTATGGATATATAAGAACAGTAACTATTCCAGAAGACACAGAAGAAGAAAAATGGTCAATGAGAATTTGTTATAATGGTTCCGCAGGAGAGATTTTTGATCTTGCTAATTTTTATGTAGTGGATGTAGATGAGTATGGTGAAGATATCACAAAAGAATGGTATACAAATCTGATACCTAAATTAGATGCAGCTACAAATAATAACAATCTTAAGATCTGCTATACTGTGGATAAAATTGATGATTATGATTTCGATATTACTTGGAATAAACCAGAAGATTTTGCAAACTGGTCGGGTTTACGCTGGACATTTCCAAATGGTACTTTTAAAGCAGGACATACGTATGAGTTAGGATTTGATACTTACGAAAATAATTCTGGTGGTGCAAATGTGGCATTTCGTATTTATTCTCCAGGAGGAGAAAAATGGATACCCAAAACAAATAAAATAAAATCTTCTATTTATGGAGATGAAAGACCTGGATTCACTTTTACAGTGCCAGAGTCAGCAACAGGAACAGACGGTTATATAAACCTCACAAATACAGCAAATGGATGTCAGACCAGTATGGGAGAATATTACAAGACATCTATCCGAGGTATGTATCTTTACGATGTTAATGAGGAAAACATTGTAATCCGTGGAGAAGAACCGTCCAATAGTTTCCTGCAAATCTGCCGGGTAACTGAAGCAAAACTTGCAAAAGATAAAAAGCTGATTGGTAATGCTTTATATATTACAGATTCTGGAACGATAATGATAACAGATTTTAATGGTGTGAAAGTAGATATAGCCGGAAGTGTATATGCAGGTGCTGTTTCTGCTGGTTATACAGATTCACCGTCAAAATTCGGAATGGATTTGTATGAATTGATTCGGAAAAAACAATGAGTCACAGGTGGTTCGTTGTACTGGAATCAGAATCCAGGAATCGAATATGATACTAAATACAAATGATATTGGGGTACTTGTTGCGTTAAGTGCGATAAATTCTCCAGCTGGCTGTTATTATTTTGCAGAGAGGAGGTGAAAAATACGAAATTTCAAAGGGAAGTAAACATTTTTTCAAAAGAAGCTATATTGAAACGTTTTCAGGCAAATGAGACAAATTTTTCTGTTCTGAAAGGTAAAATAGAAGCCCTGATCAGTGAAAGCGAGATTACCGAACTGCAGAACAGCAAAGTAACAATGTACAGCAAACTTGCTGATGTGAAGCTTACTGTAGATGGACTGGAGCAGACCTATACAGACATAACGTCCAAATACGATGCTGTCAGCGGAAAGTACACAGACCTGAACAGCAAAGTCGGTGAATATAAATCTGCGGTGGATAATTTTTCAGCTGCTTTGACACAGCTGTCAAATCACATTGAAACAGATTACAGT